CTATCGCGCGGTGCGCGTGGCCGTGCTGGCCGAACTGGCGACGCCCAGCCTGTGCCCGCACTGCGAAGGGCGCGGCGAAGTGTTCGTGCACGATCGTCTGTTGATTTGCCAGCATTGCGAAGGCCATGGCCGCACGCCGGTGAGCGATCGCAAGCGCGCGGCGATGATCGAGCGCGACGAAGCCGGCTATCGCCGCGTGTGGCGCCCGGTATACGAATGGACGCTGGCCTTGTGCGCCGGCGCGGAAACGCGCGGTGCACGCGCCCTGGAACGCGCGCTGGCGCCGGCATGAACACCATGCCGTGCGGAATCGATACCTCCGCACTTTCCAAGGAAAATGCATAGCGTGGGATCGATCGGCAAGCGACACATCGCATCATCTTCTGCAGAGGCCGCATGTGCGGCCTCTTTCTTTTTCATGACGCGCCACCCTTGCAAAAACATCGCTGCGGAATCGACGCTTCCGCACCTTCCGAGGAAAATGTTCACCATGGGCCCATGAGCGAACGGCACGCACGCCGCGCTTCCCACGCGTAAATACGCGATGCCCCTGCTTCTTCACAGGCCGCCATGCGCGGCCTTTCGCATTTATGGAGACCACTCATGACCGAACCCGCCATGGCGATGGCGGCGGCCGCCAGCCTGGGCGTCGCCGCGTCGCTGCCCGGCGTGGACGGCAACGCGCTGATCGGCGCGTTCGCCGGCGCCACGCTGTTCGTCGTCTCGTCCAAGGAGCTGCCGATCTGGCGGCGCCTTGCCTACCTGGGCGTGTCGATCGCGCTCGGCTATCTCGCCGCACCGGAGGTGATGCGCTGGCTGCCGCTGCAGGCCTCCGGGGTGGCGGCCTTCCTCGGCGCGGCACTGGGCGTCACCTTGACGCTCGGCCTGCTGGAACGCGGCCGCACTTTCGACCTCGACGCATGGCTGCGCAGCCGGGGAGGCCCGCATGCGTGACCCGCTCGAACTGCTCACCATGTTCGCTTCCGCGTCGATCTGCCTGCGGCTGATCACCTACCGGCGCTCGCCCGATGCGCGCTACCGCCCATGGGTATCGGCCTGCGCCTGGCTGCTGATCGTGTGCAGCGGCGGCCAGGCCATTCATATCGCGCTCGGCCATGCGGCGCCCGGCGAAACCACGCTGTGGCAGCTCGGCATCCTGCTCGTGCTTGCCGCGCTTCTGCACATGGCGCGCGGCAACCTGGCGCGCGTGCTGAGGCTGGACGCATGAAGACGGCGCCGGTGAAGACCAGTGCGCTCGGCGTCGCGCTGATCAAGCAGTTCGAGGGTTTGCGCACCTGCGCCTATCTGGATGCCGCAGGCATCTGGACCATCGGCTACGGCCATACGGGTGAGGAGGTGCGCTCGGGTGTGCGCATCGATGCAGCACAAGCCGACGGTTTGCTGCACCAGGACCTGCGCGCTGCCGAAGAAGCCGTGCGTGCGCTGGTGACCACGCCCCTGGCGCAGGCGTCATTCGATGCGCTGGTGAGCTTCGTCTTCAACGTCGGCGCCAGTGCGTTCGCTGGATCCACGCTGTTGCGCAAGCTCAACGCGGGCGATGCCGAAGGCGCCGCCGCCGAGTTCGAGCGTTGGCGTTATGCCGGCGGCCGCGTACTGCCCGGCCTGCTGCGACGGCGCATCGCCGAGCGCACGCTGTTCCTGTCGCCGCATCCGGCAGGCATCGCGCTGCGGAAGTGACGCTTCCGCGCTTTCAACCCTAATCTGGCTACAACGGCAACATTTCATCGCATCTCAGCGCATCGCATCCGAACCCGCCCACCGAGGCGGGTTTTTCTTTTTCCGCCACGGGAACCCGCCATGAGTTTCACCAACATCAATGCCGCGCTCGTCGCCGGCTACCAGGCCGCCGCGCTCAACCTGCCCACCGCCTACGAAGGCGTCGACTTCGCGCCGACCGCGGGACAGCCCTGGGCCGCGGTATCGATGCTGCCGCTGCCGGTCGTCGGCGGCAGCCTGGGCGCCGCGGGCAACGATCGCCACACCGGCACCTTCCAGGTCGACCTCAACGACGTGACCGGCGGCGGCATCGCCCGCCTGCTGTCGCTGGCCGACACGCTGCGCGGCTATTTCAAGGCCGGGCGCCAGCTCGACGGCAACGGCCTGCCGGTGCTGGTCAACAGCACCAGCCGCAGCGTCGTCACCAACAAGGACGGCTGGCTGCGCATGTCGGTGATCGTCGCCTGGACGGCATGGACCGACCACGGCTGAAGCATCGCCGCTTCGTTCGACCCGGTCCGCTTCGGACCCACCCGCGCGGCCGCACGCCACGCATTTCTTTCCACCAAGGAGCAACCGCATGACCATCGCCACCGGCAGCCGCCACAGCCTCGCCTACATCGCCGAGGCCACCTACGGCGCCACGCCCGCCACCCCGGCGTTCCGCCAGCTGCGCCACAAGAGCACCACGCTCGCCCTCACCAAGAACACCATGCAGTCCGAAGAACTGCGTGGCGACCGCCAGATCGCCGACCTGCGCCACGGCACCGTCCAGGTGGGCGGCGACATGCAGGGCGAGCTGAGCTATGGCGCCTACGACGACCTGTTCGCCGCCGCGCTGGGCGGCAGCTGGAACGCCAACGTGCTGAAGGCCGGCACCGCACGCACCAGCTTCACCCTGGAGCGCAACTTCGCCGACATCGGCCAGTACCTGCGCTACACCGGCTGCGAGATCAACGGCCTGCATTTCGACGTGCAGCCCGGCGCGATCGCCAATGTCACCTTCGACGTGATCGGCCAGGCCGAAGCGGTCGACGCCAACATCGTGGCCGGCGCCACCTATGTCGCCGCCAGCGCCAACCGTCCGATGGACGCGCTCAGCGGCGCGATCAAGGAAGGCAGCCAGGTGCTGGGCGTGGTGACCGAATTGAAGCTGGACCTGGCCAACGGCATCGAGCCGCGCTTCGTGATCGGCAGCGCCAAGACCCTGCAGCCGAGCATCGGCCGCAGCAACCTCACCGGCACGCTGACCGCGTACTTCCTGGACGGCTCGCTGCTGGCCAAGTTCATCGGCGAGACCGAGAGCTCGCTGGAGCTGACCCTGTCCGACGGCACCAACAGCTACGTGCTGCTGCTGCCGCGCATCAAGTACACCGGCGGCCAGGCCGACGTGGCCAACGACGGCCCGATCACGCTGTCGCTGCCGATCCAGGCGCTGTACGACAGTGCGACCGGCACCCAGCTGCGCATCACCCGGAGCGGCGCATGAGCGGCATGGATGCCTTCGCCATCCGCCAGCGCGCCAACGACGGCCGCCGCATCGCACTGACCCTGCCCGACGGCTCGCCCACCGAGCACTGGCTGCAGATCCGCAGCCGCTGGTCGGACGCGTTCCGCCAGGCGCGCGACGACGCGATGCAACAGGTCGCGCGCCTGGCTCAGGCCGGCGAAGCGGAACTCGAGACGGCACTGGAGCAGAGCACGCTCGCGGTGCGTTCCGCACTGGTCTCGGCGTGGAGCTTCGACGAGCCGTGCGTGACGGACAACGTGCAGGCGTTCCTGCGCGAAGCGCCGCAGATCGCCGAGCTGGTCGATCGCGCCGGCGCCGACGATCCGGCTTTTTTCGGCAACGCCTTCGCCAGCTCGCCGACTGGCTGAAGGCGGAGCAGCAGCTGGCCCGCCCCACCGGCGCGGGCGGCCAGCCGCTGCAACGGCATCTCGAAGCGGTGCAACGCCAGCTGGGCCGCCTGCCGGCCCAGCTGGCCGAGCGCCCGGCATGCCCGGCGGAACTGGCCTACCTGGCCGAGTGGCTGGGCCAGTTGCCCACGCCGCTCACCCATACCGAACTCCATCACTGGACGCAGATCACCGCCCGGCGACTCGATCGCTGGGAGGTGGAAGCGCTGATGATGCTCGACAGGATACGCAGCGATGGCTGATATCGACAGCAACAGCCTCAACAATTTCGTGACCGCCTTGAACAAGGCGAGCAAGTCGCTGGGCGACATGCAGAAGGCAATGGATGCCGCGACGAAGTCGGCGAAGGACGCCGGCAAAGCGGCGGATGGGGCGGCCAAGGACGCCGCCAAGCCGGAGTCGACCGAGAAGGCGGTCGCCGCATCGGCGCAGAAGATCAAGGACGACTTCGCCAAGGACCTGATGACGGCGTTCAATGCGGACGGCAAGGCCGCCCGCGACGCGCGCATGAAAGTCCGCGACGATCTGTACAACGACCTCAAGCGCGGTGTCGCCGACACCACCAGTTACGGCCTCGCCGACGCGGCGCGCACCAGTTACGACGGCGACAACAAATACGCGAAGGCTTTTCTCGGCGCCTTCGCCAAGAACCCCGAAGCGGCGAAGAGCGGTGCCGCGACCGATGCCGCCAAGGCGGGCGGGGATGCAGCCAAGGGCGCCAACGGCAAGACCGAGGATGAAGTCGCCAAGAGCACGGACTTCATGGTCGATCTCGCGGCCCAGGCGGGCGAACGGATTCGCGGTTCGCTGGGCACCATGCTCTACGACACGCTCGACGGCAACTTCAAGAACGTGGGCAAGAGCTTCCGTTCGATGCTGCGCCAGATGGTCGCCGACGTCGCCGCCTCGCAGATCTCCAAGCTGGCGGGCTCCGCCCTGGGGCTGCTCGGCAACTTTGTCGGCGGCCTGTTCAACAACAACACCTGGTCCGGCCTGAACAGCCCGAACATCCTGGGCGGCGATGCCTACACGGGCGCCAACTCGACCTTATTCAACTGGACCGGCAATGCCGGCGCCCTCAACTACGGTGTGCCTGCCGCCTCCAGCGGCTTTCGCGCCTTCGCCCGCGGCGGCATCGTCAACAGCCCCACGCTGTTTCCGATGGCCACCGGCACCGGCCTGATGGGCGAAGCCGGCCCCGAAGCGATCATGCCGCTCACCCGCGGCTCCGATGGCCGCCTCGGCGTACGCAGCAGCCGCGACAGCGGCAGCGGCGTGAATAACAACATCAGCATCACCGTCAACGTCGGCAGCAACGGCAATGCCCAGAGCGATACGCAGGCGCAGAGCGACGACGCCGGCCGCCAGCTCGCATCGATGGTGGAAGGCAAGGTCAAGGAAGTCATGGCGCGCGAGCAGCGCCAGGGCGGCATTTTGTGGAGGATGCAGCAT